GCGCTCAACCGGTGGCTATGGGAGAACGGCCTGAACGGCATCTTCGCCGAGGTCACCGACCGCAAGCCACTGGCTGCCGCCTACATCGACGACCGGGCGATCCACTTCACGACCTGGCCGGAAGCCCTCCACGCCGTCGCGATCCTGCATCCACCCAACCCGCCCAGCGAAGGAGGTGCCGAGTGAGCACCATGGAACTCATCGGGGTCGGCTGGAGGGCCGCCCGGCAGGCACGGGCGCAGCAGCGAGGCCTCCGGGCCGGCACCCGCACCCGCGGCCGGCTGCTGACGGCCGTGGTCGAGCACGGCTTGGCCATCGCCGGCCTGGGCTGCTTCACCGCCGCCGCGCTGCTGGTCGCGGTCCCGCTCGGCCTGGCCGTCGCCGGCGTCAGCCTGTTCGTCCTCGAGCTGCGGGCCGGCGAATGAGGTCGACCCTCAAGCTGCTGGTCCGCAACCGGGCGCCGGTCCCCATGGCCAGCCGCGTCCTGCAGCTCCCGCTGTTTCACCCCAACACCGCCGAGACCCAACTCCGCGCCTACGGCGCCGTCGGCACCCTGTTCGCCATCGTCCACCGCCTCAGCGAGAGCACCTCCCAGGTCGACTGGCGGCTCTATCGCAAGACCATGGACGGGCGCCGCCGCTACGAAGGCGAAGAGACCCGCATCGAGGTCACCCGCCACGCCGCCCTCGACCTCTGGAACCGGCCGAATCCCTGGCAGACCCGCCAAGAGTTCGTCGAGGCCACCCAGCAGCACCTCGACCTCACCGGCGAGGCGTGGTGGGTCGTCGCCCGCGATTCGCGGGTCGACCTGCCGCTGGAGCTGTGGTGCGTCCGCCCAGACCGCATGGCCCCGGTGCCGCACCCCACCCAGTTCATCAGCGGCTACGTCTACCGCGGGCCCGACGGCGAGCAGGTCCCGCTCCAGCTCAACGAGGTCATCCAGATCAAGCTCCCGAACCCGCTGGACCCCTACCGCGGCCTCGGCCCGGTGCAGGCCGTCCTGGTCGACCTGGACGCCGCCCGCTACAGCGCCGAATGGAACCGCAACTTCTTCCTCAACTCGGCCGAACCCGGCGGGATCATCGAGTTCCCCGAGCGCCTCAGCGACGAGGAGTTCGACGAGTTCACCGAGCGGTGGCGCGAGCAGCACCAGGGCGTCGCCGCCGCCCACCGCGTCGCCATCCTGGAGAAAGGCCAGTGGAAGGATCGCGTCATCTCGCAGCGGGACATGCAGTTCGCCGAGCTGCGGAAGCTCTCCCGCGAGGTCATCCGCGAGGGCTTCGGCATCCACGGCCACATGATCGGCCAGTCCGAGAACGTCAACAAGGCCAACGCCGAGGCCGCCGACACCGGGTTCGGCAAGTGGATGCTCCGGCCCCGCCTGACCCGCATCAAGGGCGCCCTCAACGCCCGGCTGCTGCCGATGTTCGGCACCACCACCACCGGGCTGGAGTTCGACCACGACGACCCCGAGCCGCCCGACCGCCAGGCCAACGACCGCGAGCGCACCAGCAAGGCAAGCGCGTTCAAGACGCTGGTGGATGCCGGCGTCGACCCCGCCGATGCTGCCATGCTGTGCGGCTGGCCCGAGGTCACGATGGTCCCCAAGCCGAAGCCCGCCGAGCAGGAACCAGCGGCGGCTGGAACATCGGCCCGGTAGAAGCCTGATACGTCCGATTCGGGAACGGACGAACCGCAGGTAGCGGCAAAAGGGGCCAAACTGGGCGCGGGGTACCCCTGACCTGTGGGAACCCGGGGAGGGAAAGAAGAAATCCCCCGCCCTGGCCGCCCCTTTTATGCTTTTGGTAATTTTCGGCGCACTCGTCCGTTTCTAACCGATGAGGAGGAGTTGCTCGCCACCACCTCGGTTGCCTTTGCTGAGGTTGCATCGGTAGTGGGCGAGGACCACGTTGTCGAGTGTGTGCGTGCCGCCTAGACTGAGCGGAACGATGTGATCCATGGTCGGCTGCCTCGGCCCTCGGGTTCCAAGCACCGCCACCTTCCGACTGCGGAAGTGGCAGACCACGGCTCGACAGCGTCCAACGTCCCGCTCGATCAGGTAGGTCAGCGTCACCTTGGTGTCACCCAGCCCAAGGGCATGGGCACGGTGCTCATGGGCACGAGTGATGACGCTGTCTCTGAATGCAGGGTCTTCTCGATAGCGCCGAACAGTCTTGGCTTTCTGGCATTTGTAATTGCAAACTGCCTTGCCTCGCCGTCTTGATACGAATGACTTGTCGCACCCTAGGCACTTAACGATATAGATTCTGGAGGATGGCCACTTGCGGAATGGGTCACCTCTGGCCTGACCTCCGCATGACCTAGAGCAATAGACCTGCTTATTGTTCTTCGTGTCAATGTTGAACTCTGCACCGCACCATTGACACGACCGGCTTATCGGGCTTTGCCTACGGCCTCGGCTTGTGCATGCTCTTGAGCAGTAGATGTGGTCCGATTCTTTGACCGGTTGACCACAATGCGCACATGGCCTTCTCGGCTTATACGGTACGGGGCTGATCTGCCGGCAGCTTCGGCATGTCCGCTTACCGGCCGGCAGTACTCCCTTGCCGCTCCACAAGAGCTTTCCGCAGCCGGCGCATGGCGTATCGGGCTTCCTCATTTCCCCAATTCTATGCGCTGGCTGTGACCGTTTCAGTCTCGGCGGATGACGCGGTTCGGGTATTGCTGGCGGTAGTCGCCCATCCGCTGGTTGGCCTGGTCGTGGCGACGCTGGCCCCGGCCGGAGCGGGGCACCAGCCGGGCGACCCAGATCGGCAGGGCGACCGCCCCGACGACTAGGCAGATGGCACCGACGATGCCCTCCGGGATGGTCTTGGGTTCGGTGTTGACGGCCATGTCGAGCAGTGACCCGACCAGGAGCCCGAGCGCAGCGCCGATGATGACGCTGGCCAGGATGGCGATGACGCGCATGGCGACCTCCATGGTTGTGGTGGCCAGTGACGATACGCCGTCCGGGTCATAGCTCCATCTGCATTCGGCCTACGACGTGCCCGCCCAGCCATGCCGCGCCGAGCCCCGCCCCGCCACGCCTTGCCTCGCCGTGCCTGCCTCGCCGTGCCTGGCCGTGCCTGCCACGCCTGGCCAGACCCAGCCGGACCACGCCTGGCCAAGCCATACCTGCCATGCCACGCCCAGCCCTGCCCCGCCTCGCCATGCCCCGCCAAGCCGAGCCCTGCCTTGCCTGCCGCGCCATCCCTAGCCGCGCCACGCCGAGCCATGCCGAGCCCAGCCCTGCCACGCCTCACCTGCCACGCCCGGCCGCGTTCGGCCGTGCCGAGCCCAGCCCTGCCTGGCCAAGCCACGCCCCGCCCGGCCTTGCCTAGCCTGGCCTTGCCTGGCCTTGCCTCGCCCCGCCTCGCCCGGCCTCACCAGCCATGCCTTGCCCTGCCGCGCCAGACCCAGCCGTGCCGAGCCCAGCCGGGCCTGCCATGCCACGCCCAGCCAGACCCAGCCGCGCCGTGCCGTCTCGCGGCCGGCGTGCTACCCGGCCGCAGCCTTGAACTGCTGGAGCGCCTCACCCACCTCCTTGACCAGCTCGGCTAGGGCGTCGCGGACCTTGGGGTTGGACAGGTCGACGACGTGGTAGCGGAGCCGTTCCCGCAGGTCCCTGACCAGCCGCAGGGTCGCGGTGCCAGTGATATGGGGTTGGACCTGCTCTTGCTCCAGCGTCAGCGTCTGCCCGGCGAGGTGCCGTGCCGAGTGTTTCAGCACGACGGTCTCGCCGCCGGCCGACTGTGCCGTGTAGTGGATCAGCAGCTCTTCGACGCGGGGCTGGGTGACGTGCAGCGTCAGCGCGATCTGCTCGTCTTGGGCGCCCAGCTCCCGCATGCGGACGGCGACGCGGACTTGGTCGTCGCGGTCGAGCGGTTGGCCGTGGGTGGCGTTGAGCGCGGCTGCGTCCTGGTACAGCTCCAGCTCGGTTTCGTAGGTGCGCAGCTCCACCGTGACCTTGTGGTCGGCGCCCCAGTGCTGGGTGTAGGCACGGCGCCGATGGAACCCGTCCACGATCCGTAGCGTGCCGGCTTCCACGATGATCGCCGGGATCTTGTCGGCGTGGCCTGCTTCCAGCGAACGCCGGAGATCCCGGACGTGACCGGCGTTGACGGTACCGCGCGGGTAGAGCTGGAAGTCCTCCACCAGCGAGGCGAGCGCGACCTTGGCGCGGCGGCTCATGTGCCTTCCACCACCCGGTAGGTGCCATAGGTGCCGGTGTTGGACTTCGGCGACCCGGGCCGCCAGTCCCCGACGCCGCAGCGGCCGCCGGCGTCCACCAGCGCCAGGACGCTCTCGGGTGTGATCTGGGATGGCAGGAACCGGACGACCAGCAGGGCCGACCATGGGAAGTACTGGTAGCGGTAGCGCAGGTCGGCGGTGCCGCCGCTGTTGCGCGGGGTGTCCTCCCGCAGCGTGCAATCGCCCTTGATGGCGACGAGCTGGTCGGGGCCCTCGCCGACGACGAACAGCATGCGGCGGGTCTCGACCATGCTGACGCCGTCGAAGAACCGGCACGCCTCCACGGAGGCGGCCTTGAACGCGGTCGCCGGCATGCCGGGTTCCCCGGACTCCAGCCAGTAGGTCGCGCCGGCGGCCTCTTCCTGCGGGTTCTTCGGGGTCCTCTTGGCCCGGACCTGCTCTCCGAACTGCTTGTCCCGCATCAGCTTGAGCGCCTTCTCAGACCACTTATGCGGGATGATCGGGGTGATTCCCTGGACGTGGATTTCCAGCTCGACGTCGTCCAGCCGCTT